GAACTAAAAGCTAAATCTTTTCCAAATTGTGCAACCTTACCTATACCTTTAGTTGCTCCGTATATAAATGGAAAATACATTACCGAATCTGCACCAAACTTTAATCTGTTTAATAATTTTCTAGCTGCATCTTCTTTTGGATCTTGTGATTCTTCTAAATCTAATTGAGTGGGACCGATATCAAATGCATCTCCAAAAGTACCTATGCTTTCCGCGTCTCCTACAAATACTTCACCTGCAGCTCCACCTACAACAGCCGCTCCAAATCTTGCAACCCTTGCTTTATCATTTAATTTGTAAACTTTTTCCATTCCTTTACGAATGTTTTTACCTCTTAAATTTACATAAGTTCCAGCTTTCTTTGCTTGTAATGCTTTAGTTGCTAACTTAGTTGCAATTTTTGCACCAGCTGTTGCGGGTACACCTATTTGTACAAGTGCTTCTAATATTCGTCCCGTAGCTTTTTCTTGTGCTACTTCTTCAAATACATTTATTTTATCAAATACTTGTTCAACTCTTGCAGCAGAATTTTCAGTTATACCTGAATAATCCATTAACTCTGCACCAAGTGATACAAAACCTTCAGGTATTTTTAAAACACCTGATGCAATACCGGCTAAACCAGATTCTAATTGACTAATTTCGTTATTTTCTTCTAAATCTACTTCTGATTCATCTAATGAACCATAACCTGGAGCTTTTTCTTTTTTTATGAAGGGGTCAAAGTCTGCCATACAGCTCCCTTAATTATGGATTTAGTTTTCTTTTTTCGTAAGTAGTAGGGTTAACTACATAAAAACCACCCTCTGCATCTTCGTCTGATGGTGGTACATTTGTAATGTATACATTTCTTTTTGGATCGTAGTAATACATTCCAGGTATCATGTCACTATAATTAAGTGTTCCTTTTTTTGAATCATATGGAACAAATCTTTCAAAACTTGATCTAATTTCTTTTGCAACAGGATTATCACTTTGTAATAAATCTGTAGAATAATAAGCATCAAATTGTGCAGTTCCTCTTGGAAATTTTTGTTCTACATTAGCTCTTTGTCCATATTTAATTTCAGCTGCTGAATTAGTTCTGTCTTTCATTAACTCATAGTATTTTCTATCTGGAGTAAAATCTTTTTGAAAATTAGATCCAGGTGTTTTTAATTTTATTTTAGCTACGTCTATATTATTCTGTAATTTTTTAATTAATCTTGCATCAGCATTTTCACCTTTTAATTTTTCTGCAGCCATTTTAGCTTCATTTTCTCTAATAAAAGTAGTTTCTGCAATTCCTATATCTTCTTTTCTTAAAAAATCTTCTCTTTTAATAGCTTCTTTAGCTTTTTCATCTTCTATATCATATCCTAATTTAGCAAGCTCCATGTCTCTTGCGCTTGTTCTTTGACCTTCTATATCAGAAAATAATGTATTTAATTTTTCTCCACCAAATGCTAAACCTAAATTACCTAAAGTACTTCCACCTCTATTTTCAGAAAAACCTTGTAGTGAACCTTGAATTAAATATTTACCAAGTGGATCAATAGTTGGTTGTGCATATTTATCGTATACTTCTTTGTATCTATCTCCAGCAGAAACAGGAGTTGCAGCAGGATTTGGTGTACCTACTTGATAATTTTTTCTATCTTCAATACCAGACATAATACCATTCATATTGGTAGATCCGCCTCTAAACATTGGTCTTCTAAATACTTTGCTCATATTAACCTGTTGTTTGTTGAACTGGGTTTAATGTTCTGTAAATTCCTGCTAATCCTGATCCCGCACTAATTAAAGATTGTAGTCCACTTGGATTAGGAGTTTGTTCTGTAATTGTTTTTCCAGGATACCCTGCAATTAATCCTGTAACACCTGAACCATATTGCTGTGCTGCAGTTAATGGTTGATTTAATTGTTGTATATTTAATTGTTGTTGTGCATTCAATTCATTTTGTCTTTGAGCTTGAACTGTACCACCCATTGTTGTTAAAGCTGCAATGTCTTGACCTTGTAATGCAGGAACTTTTTGAGCTAAATTCATTTGGTTACCAAAATCTTGATTAGCTAATTCATTAGCTTGAGTAAATCCTTCACCTAATAATTGTGCTTCTAGTGCTGCTCTATTTCTATCAGAATTAGATCTATATTCTCCTTCAGCTACACCTTGTCTTCCTCCACCAAAAGCACCAGAAGCTATTGCTGAATCTGCAATAGCACCTAAACCTTTTTGAGCTTGAAGATCATATTCTTGTAATGTAGCATCTATAACATCTCTTTGATAAGGAGACATGAATTGTTGATAGCCTGTAGGACCTGCAGCTTCACCTGCAGCTTTAATATAAGGTTCATATGAACCAAGACCCGATTGTAAATCTTTAATAGCTTGTTGCTGTAATGGGTCCATCCCAGCAATATTTTGTGCACCATAAACTTTAGAAAGATCTGCGCCTTTAAATTGGCCTACTGCTGATGTTAAATCATTTAAAAATGTTTTACCACCTGCTTCTATAAATTCTGCGGGTAATACCCTTGTTTCTGCTACTGACATTATACTGTTCCTCCGTTTTCTAATTTTTTCATAGCGTCATACATAACTTGAGCACCTTTATTAACACTGCCACCACCTGCTGCTCTTACAGCATCAGCAGTAAATACAAATTCGTTGTTTGATAACATTGCAGGAATGTCATCTGCCTTTTCTTTTACACCAACTGGAGGAATAAATCCACCTGTTTCTCTTAAATCTAACTCTTTTACACCCTTAGGATTAATGTTAATATCTAGTCCTTCCATCCCTGAAGCCTGTTCCACTAAATCATCAGACCCATAAGCACGGTTAATTCTACCACCATTAGCTCTTAATTCTTTTGTTTCTTCAAATACTCTTTTACTTAATCTTTCACTAGGTTCACCAAAAAAAGGTTTAATCATACTATCATATTGTGATTTACTAATTTCACCTTTTCTATATGCTTGTACAGCAGATTGTCCGACTAAATTAAATAAACCTTTAGCACCCAATGTATTAATAGCACCTTGTTTATTATTAGCTAAAAGATCTAATATTCTTTTACCACTACTTTCTCGTGGTTTAGCTTTAGGTAATATTACATTTTTAGGTGTACCATCTTGATAATTAACTCTACCACCCATGGCATAACCACCTTGACCCGAAGTATATTCAGAAGTGTCTCTTGCTACGTTTTCTGCTATTTGATTATCAGAGTATCCTAAATTTTTATAGTAAGATGATAAATATTGTCTTAATGCTCCAACATCTCTTTTTGATGTTTCTTGAACTTCTTCAGGCGCACCTGCTAAAGCTGCTAAACCTAAACTACCTGCTCCCATTAATTTTTGTGCACCGCTTAAACCTGAATATAAATTTTTAGCTTTACTAAACATGCTTCCTAGACCTGCACCCTTACCACTAAATAAACCTGCTCCAGGTAAATTACCAAATTTAAAACCTGCACCAAAACCACCACCTAAAGCATATCCACCTAAACCTAATATAGCAGCTTTACCTATAGGTGACTTAACTACTTTTTTTACAGTTTTACCAATAGACTTTACGATACTTCCTAGTCCGTACATTTGTCTTGGCATTTGTGATCTTGAAATTGGCATAATTTTATCTATTGTATATAATAATTCTAAGTTTTACAACTCAGAACCCGCTCCTAAATTAATTTCTTCTACTGTTATTTTAACGTCTCTTCTTATATCTTCTCTTTTAGTATCTGTTGCAGGGTTATCTACATCAGCATCTGATTCTGCATCTGACATATATTCTTGACCTGTTTTCATATTAGTTAAGGTGACCTCACACTTAGGTGTAATAATCATAGTTTTTTTACCATTAACTGTTTCATATCTTACTGATGCTTCTGTTTCTATAAATGACATATTAATCCCTGTTTATTTCTAATATTGATGCTACAACATGCAATCTATTTGCATCTGCAGCGGTTACTTGTACTACTTCATTTTCTTCTACTACAACAACTTCACTTAGTAACTGTTCAGTAGCATTACCCGCCACTGCTTTACTTTTAAATACAGTAAATTTATCAGCGCTGGCTGGATCTCCATTAAATAAATCAACTGTAATACTACTACCATTATTTGTGTCATCACAAACATAAATAGATTTTATAATGGCTCTAGAGTTAGAGGGACATGTGTATAATGTTGTAACATTATTAGTTGTTAAATCTAGTTTTGTATTTTTATATATATTAGCCATTAAACCAAGTGTACCTTTCTTGATCTTGTTTTTGTTCGTTTAAAAATGTAGAATTTAATTGCTCTACAATCAAAGCAATTGCTCTGTTAATTTGTTTTTGGTTAGAAAAGTCGTACTCTTCTTTAGGCTCAGGTAACCTAACTACTACTTTTGCCATGTTTTTTATTTTCTTGATATCCTAAAATAGGAGGCATTACAGTTAATATAAATCCTATGATCATTGACATTGGATAAATACAAAAATCAGCAAACGTTGAACCTATAGTTCTTTTACCATAAATTTTATGATTATAAAAATCTCTTACTCTATCGGATGACCATTTATATTTAGAAACAAGATTATCAGCCATAACTCTTCCCCAAACATCATATCCTCTTTGCCAAATTTTAGATTGTTTTCTATGCCAAGCTCTAAGTTTTTTAACTTCAGTTAAAGTCATGTCTCCACGTTCATTAGCTGCTGTACAACAATGAGTTCCACCGCCTCCACCAGGAGAACCACCTTCTCCACCTGTTGCTCCAGGACTTGTGTCATCACCAGTGTTAGCATCTCCAAAACTACCATCATCAAAACCACCTTCTCCACCTGTTGCTCCAGGACTTGTGTCACTACCTGTAGCGTCATCTGCAAAAGCTCCACCTTCATAACCACCAAAACCTTGACCACCAGCAAAACCATCATTAGCATCAGCACCTAAACCTTGACCACCACCTATGCCAGTTCCCAATGAACCAAAACCAGGTCCGTCAGCAGTAACTTCACCTAAACCCATGCCACCTATACCAGTTCCCATTGTACCATAGCCAGGTCCGTCAGCAGTAATTTCACCTCCACCTAAATTTTGACCATCACCTGTAAATTCAAAACCACCTTCTGCTGATTGATATCCTCCAGGATAAGTTCCACCCGCATCTTCAAGAGTTGCTCCTCCTCCTATAAAAGTTCCATCACCTCCACCTAAACTTCCAATACCGCCGCCACCATCGCCACTAGGTGGTACGTAAATAACAGGTTTTTTAATTTTTTTTTCTTCTTCTTCTTCTTTTTCCTTAGTTGTAGATGTAACATCTGGAATGTCTGAATATTGAAAAGTATCTTGTAAAGGTTGTGCTAAATATTCTTTTACTAATTGTGCTAAAGTTTTTTCCATTATCTTTTTCCGTCGGGTTGTATGTCAATTCTTAATGTACCAAAGCGCCAAGATTCACTAACATCTGTATTTTCTATTTTAATATTAACAAATCTGCCTCTGGCTCTTGTATCCTTTTTATCAGTACTTGAGTTAATTGTAAAGGGGCTTAAAGAAGTGTTTGTATCTGATTGTTGGGGGTATCTTTTAACAGCTAATGTTACTTTTGCATTACCTTGTAAATCTTTAAAATCTGGTACAAATCTTCTCATGGCTAAAAATATTTCACCTGAAATACCTGGTCCTGTTGATTTACCTTGTGCATTTTGTTGTTTAGATTGTATATCAAAATCATATGATTTTACAAATGACGTAACTGTTGTTGTACTACCATCTTGATTAATTTGATCTGTTCCTACTTCATGTTCAAATAATTGAGTTTGTCCTAATCCATCCTGACCTACAACTTCAGGAAATGTTCCATTAGATGTTGAATTATATTTAGTTGCTATTGGTTTTTGATATACACTTGCATCAATCCAAGAAGTCCTTGCTTCTGTTCCAATGTACCATGTTCCACCTTTTATAGGTTCTCCATAATTAAATACAACGTATTGATCATTATATTCAGAATTAGTTGAAGGATAATACCAAACAACTTCTGTAAATAAATTATTAATACCTGCTGCTACTTGTTGACCTTTTGTAGTATCTGCTTGATCATAAACATAATCTTCAACAGAACAAGGTAAAGATTTAACTGTACCATCGAACATGAAGAAACCATTATTGGACATCCAAAATGCAACACCATCTATTTCAACAGCTGCGTTCTTACCTATCAAACCACAATTGGTACCGACTTGTTCAAAACCAAATACAAAATCTCCACCTACAAATTTCATGGTGTATAGTGCATTGTCTGTCCAAACTAAAATTGATTCTTTTGCTTTTAATGCACCCATAATTCTTGTGCCATCTTGAAGTCTTTGTGATCCAGCAGTATTGATCGCTGTAATGGTATAATCATTTATATCCTCTTGATCCGAGAATCTTATAAACATATCATCTTGAGAAGTAGTATCTCCAATAGTTGTTTCTGTACCTAAATGAATTAAGTGACGTGTTGTAGGAGACACCAATGTAACTCTTGTTGCAGTTGGGTTAGCTGATGTAGAAAAACCAGATGTACTAGTTGACGCTCTAACTGTTAATGGTGATGCTGCTCCTGCATTCCATGTAAATGTTTTGCCATTTGCAATTGTTCCAACTAACACTTGACCAAAATTACTTAGGCTCCAGAGGCCTGGTTCTAGGGTCACTTCAGAAGCTGCTACAGCACTTCCAAAACCTGTAAAGTTTGAGGCATCTGTAACCGTTGATCCATTTGAATGAGCTTGACCATTTGATGTACCAGTAGTTGCAGTTCCAAACGCTCCTCTAGTAATACCTGTTAAAGTATTTGTGCCTTTACCTGTATAAGTAATTAATTCGTTTCCAACCGCTATTGTTCCAGCAGTAGGTAATCCTGAGTTTGATGTAACATTAATAACAGTTCCTGATCCACCGGTACCATTTGTGTCTGCAAGTAGAGCACCATTTAAAGTTGTTGTAAATGGACTTTGAACCGTTCCACCATATTGACCAATGCCAAAACCATAACCATAAGATTGTGCAGATGGACCAACCGGCTCATATGGAATAACAGAACATGCTCCACCTCCAGCGGCTCCTGTTGTAGTTTGTGTTCCAGTCACAATCGCTATCAGTGATGAAGTAACTCTAGTTACTTGAAATAGTTTATCTTCGAATGCAGCATCGGTTAAACCAATACCACTCGGCACTGTTACATTATCTAATAAAATTATATCGCCTGATTGTAAATTATGATTAGAAGAAAAGGTTAAAGATACTTCTTTAGTTG